CGGGCGCTGTCGCGTACAGACCGGCGGCATTTATACCGACTGGCTCCAGTGGCTGACGCACCGGGCCGGGCGCTCGCGCACCTGGTGGGCTCCCTCTGTTGGTGAGCAGGTGATGATTCTGGCCGTGGGTGGTGAGCTCGATACCGCCTTTGTGCTGCCGGGTATTTATTCCGACGACAACCCCGCGCCATCGGCCTCGGCGGATGCCTGGCACGTTGAGTTTCCCGACGGAGCCGTTATGAGTTATGAGCCGGAAACCGGTGCGCTGACCGTCACCGGCATTAAAACCGCCGATGTGACCGCATCCGATTCGGTTGCCGTCAGCGTGCCGGTGGTGCTGGTAAAAGCCGAGACCCGCGTCACCCTCGATACGCCGGAGGTGGTCTGCACCAACAAGCTGACGACCGGCACGCTGGAAGTAAAACAAGGCGGCAAGATGTCCGGTGATATCAAGCACAGCGGCGGCGCTTTCACTTCTAACGGTGTGCAGGTGGATAAACACGGCCACGGCGGCATCAGGCGCGGTGATGAATGGACGGAGGGTACCAAATGACGGCGCGTTATCTCGGCATGAACCGCACGACCGGTGAAAGCATTTCAGACGTTGACCATATCAGCCAGAGCATCGGGGATATTCTGCGCACGCCCGTCGGCACCCGCGTCATGCGTCGTGAATACGGCTCGCTGTTGTCGCAGATGATTGACCAGCCTCAGACCCCGGCGCTTGAGCTGCAAATTATGGCCGCATGCTACATGGCGATCCTGAAGTGGGAACCGCGCGTCAGGCTGACCAGCATCACCACAGCGCGGCAGTTTGACGGGCAGATGGTCGTCGACGTGACCGGCCAAATCACCGATACCGGCGAGAGCCTTTCTTTAACCATCCCTGTGAGTTGAACCTATGGCAGTTATCGACCTGAGCCAGCTCCCCGCGCCTGATGTGGTGGAAACGCTGGATTTTGAAACCATCCTCGCAGAGCGCAAGGCCACGCTGGTTTCGCTCTACCCGGAGGATGAGCAGGAGGCGGTCGCCAGAGCGCTGACGCTGGAGTCAGAGCCACTGGTGAAATATCTGGAAGAGAATGCCTACCGTGAGGTGATTTTACGCCAGCGTATTAACGAGGCGGCACAGGCCGGCATGGTGGCCTATGCCATCAAAAACGACCTTGACCAGCTCGCGGCAAATAATAACGTTGAGCGCCTGGTCATCACCCCCGGAGACGATACCCAAATCCCGCCGGTGGCGGCGGTCATGGAATCCGACAGCGATTTACGCCAGCGCGTACCGGCCGCATTTGAGGGCATGAGTGTTGCCGGGCCAACCGGTGCCTATGAATTTCATGCCCTGAGCGCCGATGGTCGTGTCGCCGATGCTTCGGCGAACAGCCCGGCACCGGCAGAGGTCACCATCGCCGTGCTGTCGCGGGAAGGCGACGGCACCGCGTCGGATGATTTATTACTGGCTGTCAGTACCGCGCTGAATGATGAGAGCGTGCGCCCGGTCGGTGACCGCCTGACCGTCGTGTCGGCCGAGATTGTCAATTATGCGATTGATGCCGTGCTGTATGTCTATCCCGGCCCGGCGACCGAGCCCATTCTTGCCGCCGCCAAAGCGCAGTTAACCGCGTATATCACAGAGCAGCGCCGTCTCGGTCGGGATATTCGTATGTCGGCCATCTATGCCGCGCTACATGTGCAGGGTGTCCAGCGAGTCGAATTGCGTGAGCCGCTGGCCGACGTCGTGCTCGATAAAACCCAGGCCGCGTACTGCACCGAAACCAGTGTCGTGATCGGGGGCTCCGATGAGTAACTCGCTGATGGCGACCGGGTCGTCGGTGCTTGAACAGCGAGCCGCCGCAGCGTGTGCCGTCATCAGCGATTTATCTGTCCCATTGCGCGACCTGTGGAACCCGTGGAAATGCCCGGCAAAGTTCCTGCCGTATCTCGCCTGGGCGTTTTCTGTGGACGGATGGGATGAGGGATGGAGTGAACAGGAGAAGCGCCGCGTTATCGGTGAATCCTTCTGGCTCCATCAGCGCAAAGGCACCGTCGCCGCCCTTCGGCGGGTGGTGGAAAGCATGGGGTACAGCCTGTCCGTCGAAGAGTGGTGGCAGGTGGCTGACCCGGCAGGCACATTCCGCATCACCGTCGATGTGAATGATATAGGTATTACAGAGGCGCTGTTAACCGAGCTGGAAAGGCGGATTGATATCACAAAGCCGGTCAGTCGCCACCTGTCCGGTATCACCATGCTCACCCGGACGGCGGGAGATATTTATTACGGCATGGCGGTAAGCGAGGGGGATGTTATCAGCGTCTGGCCTGCGGGCTATGAGCCGGATATGAGTATTTTTTATAACGGTCGTCAGTATTTTGACGGCGAATGTGTGTTTACCGGGAATGCCAGCGATGAAAATTAACGAGATTTCCCAATGGGAAGAAGAAATTTATCTCCTGCGACGAAATGACCGGGTGCTGGGCGGTGTGAATGGTGTCGCCAACACGCAGGCGCAGCAGCTTGCCAACCGCACGCAATTCCTGAAAGCGCTTGCGGAGCAGCAGGGTGAAGATATGGGCGGTGCAATCACCTCCCTGCGCGGCGACCTGAAAAGCCCGGCTGGATGGGGGAATACTATTTCCGCCGGTTATCAGAGCATGGAAAGCCGCTTTCAGGAGCAGGCGACCATCTTTGATTTTATTAAAAACGAAACGGATATCCAGACCCTGAAATATGCCGCCGGGGTGGATGTGGACGTGTCCCGCGCTCTTGAGGATGCGATTAATGCCGGAAAGACCGCCCTTTATTTTCCGCCGGTGCCGGGCGTTTATAACATCGGTGATGTGGACGGTGCGCAGGCGGGTTTTATAATTCATGGTCATGCCCGTAAGCCTTACACCATCAGTACGGATGCTTCATTCAATGGCTGCGGTACGGTCATTCGTCTTTTGCCGGGCGCGACGCGCCTGATGACCCTTAACAGCCGCATGACGTTTATGAATGTCCTGCTGGATGGCCGTTCGCTCGCCGTGAATCTGATGCAGGGCACCACGCAGCTGAACGGTTGTCGCTTTATCAGCTGCGGGGTATATCGCTGGGCAACGGCATTTGGCAAGAGTAACTACGTCGGTACGCTTTATGTCAAAGACACTAACGTCAGTGAAAACGTCACCGGCTTTTATAACCTGATTGATTCCCGCGTTATCGACTCGACGATTAACAAAAATTACGGTCGCGGCGTGAGCCTGCTGACCGGCGCAAATAATAATGTTTTCCTGGGCGTTCGTAACGAATGGAATGAAAAGGAAAACTATTATTCCTACGGCGGAAAACTGAATGAGGTCTCCGGCGAGTTATGCGACCGTGCGGGGCTGGCCGCGTTTGTGGCTTCCGGCGGCGGTCAATGGATTGTCAGTAACCATGTTATCCGGCGCTCCGGGAAAAACGCCCTGGCAGGCTCTGACGATAACTGTCATTTCCGGGTAGAGGGTGCAGGCTCTTTTATCATGCTGTCCAACGTCATGACGCAGGCTGGTCGCGGAGACAGTGGCGAAGGCAACCTCAGCCCGGAGCGCACCTTTATCACGACGGGGGACTCCGGCGACATGAAAGTGATTACCGCCGGGTGCGACCTGTCCGGGTGTACTTCCGTCTCCGGTATTATCCGGGAAAAAACCACCGCCATTAAAAACATCAGCGGGTGCACCGGCATTCCTGATACCTGTAATACCGGGGTGGCGCAGTGTGAGGATGGTCGCGAGTATTTTGGCCACCCCCTGAAAAAGGGCATTCTCAGCGCTAAAGGGACTTTAGCCTACACGCATACGCAAAAAGCCCTCGAATCATGGCAGTCACCCGTTTTCAGAATGCTGAAAATCGAGGTCCGACGCCCGTCAGACGGTAATACCGAATATTACCGGGTCCCGATGAGCCTGAAATATGAAACCTCCACCGTGGCTGTCAACGTGATTTCATCCGAGCAGAAGAGCGGCCCGTCCGGTGCGTGGGGATATGGCGACGGCTCATCCGTTGCGGTCAGCATCACTGTGTCGGCGGATGGCTCGACCCTCAGCGTCACGCTGACCGGCAAGGATAATTACGACCGTGAGGTTAACTCATATCTGGAGAACTGGTAATGGAAAGCTTTGATAGCTATGAAAACTTTAACGACTGGTACGAGGCGTTGATTAAAGTCGGGGAGGCCGCGGACAAGACGTTTTCCTACAAACTGATGTTCCTGGAATTTTACGACCGGGGCATGACGCCGGAAGAAACGCTGACTCACATTATCGAAAACGGCATTGTGACGGAATAAGGAATAATCATGCCTGATTTAACTTTCAGCACCATTCTGACCACCGCCGGTGCGGAAAAGCTGGCGCGACTCCATGCGGCAGGTCAGGCGCTGACCCTTACCGAAATGGCAGTGGGTGACGGCAATGGTCAGAGCCTTTCCCCGCCCCCGGAGGCGACGGGGCTGGTCAGTGAGCGTCACCGGGGCTTTCTGAACAAAATCCGTGTCGCCGACAGCGCCGCCAGCATTATTGAATCGGAGCTGCTGATTTCAGCCCAGACCGGCGGATTCTGGATTAACGAAGCCGCGCTCTATGATGAAGACGGGGTTTGTGTCGCGGTTGCCAGTCTGCCCCCGACCTATAAGCCCCTGTCATCGCAGGGGGCCGCGAAATACCAGATAGTGCGGATGAATATTGCCGTCAGCAGTACCGATGCCGTCACCATCACTGATAATCCGTCGGTGGTGATTGCCACGGCGGAGGACGTCAACCGGGCCGAAGATGACGCCAAAGACTATGCCGATGAGCAGTTGCAGGCGCTGGACACCGCGACGCAGGAAGCCATCCGGCAGGTATTGCGGGATGCCTGGGAGCTGGATAACCCCGTCGGCACCACGCGTTTTTTCAGTCAGAACCTGAATCCGAATGAAAAATGGCCGTGGTCGCAGTGGCAGTACACCGGGGAAAACAAATCCATCCGCATCGGCAAGGCGGACGGCTCGAATGTGGGCGCGATCGGCGGCAGCGATACCGTCACACTCCTGCGGGCTAACCTGCCCGCCGTGCAGATTGACGTAACCGGCGAAACCAGCGAGTTACAGGGACAAGAGCTGACAACCAGGGAGGCAGGGCGACATAAACACAGGGGCGGGATGCTCGCTCCGGGTGAAGTCTGGGATGATAATTATGTTGTTGGTTCGGATAATGACAGCCGCCGCACCCGAAATTACACGGATGAGGCGGGAGACCACGCTCATATTGTCGATTTACCTCCGCACAAACACACGACCAGCGGCAAAACCGATAACCTCGGCGAAAGTAAATCGTTCAGCGTGGTTGAAGCCCACACCCTGCTGATGTGCTGGAGCCGCGTAGCCTGACCTGTGACGGTCATTCCTGTTGTACTGTCCCTGTTACAGCGGGGATGACTCGTCACCCCTTCCCCCACGACTGAAAATAATGCTCACCATTAACCACGGAGTTAAACGGATGAGCGATTTTCATCACGGCGTCCAGGTTGTCGAGATTAACGACGGCACCCGCGTCATTTCCACCGTATCAACAGCGATTATCGGCATGGTCTGTACGGCCAGCGATGCCGATGCCGCCACCTTCCCACTCAATAAGCCAGTACTGATTACCAGCGTGCAAAGCGCCATTGCGAAAGCGGGTACAAAAGGCACCCTGGCCGCATCCCTCCAGGCAATCGCCGACCAGTCGAAACCGGTCATTGTCGTTGTGCGCGTTGCCGAAGGTACCGGCGACGATGCCGAGGCGCAGACTATCTCTAATATCATCGGCGGCACCGGCGAAAGCGGCAATTACACCGGGCTGAAAGCGCTGCTCACGGCGGAGGCCGTCACCGGCGTTAAACCGCGCATCCTCGGCGTGCCGGGCCTCGATTCCCTTGAGGTTGCGACCGCGCTCGCGCCAATTTGCCAGAAGCTGCGCGCCTTTGGTTATATCAGCGCATGGGATTGCCAGAACATTTCCGAGGCGATGCTCTATCGCGAGAATTTCAGCCAGCGCGAGCTGATGGTTATCTGGCCGGATTTTCTGGCATGGGATACCACGGCGAACGCGACCGAAACCGCATGGGCGACCGCCCGCGCGCTGGGCCTGCGCGCCAAAATCGACCAGGACACCGGCTGGCATAAAACCCTGTCAAACGTTGGTGTGAATGGCGTCACCGGCATCAGCGCGTCGGTCTTCTGGGATTTGCAGGAATCCGGCACCGATGCCGACCTGCTTAACGAGGCTGGCGTCACCACGCTCATTCGCAAAGATGGTTTCCGCTTCTGGGGTAACCGCTGCTGCTCCGATGACCCGCTGTTCCTGTTCGAGAACTACACCCGCACCGCGCAGGTTATCGCCGACACAATGGCCGCTGGTCACATGTGGGCGGTCGACAAGCCGATCACTGCCACGCTGATTAAAGACATCGTTGCGGGCATCAATGCGAAATTCCGCGAGATGAAAACGGCGGGCTATATCGTCGATGCGACCTGCTGGTTTGATGAATCGGCCAACGACGCGGCGACCCTCAAAGCCGGGAAATTGTATATCGATTACGACTATACCCCGGTTCCCCCTCTCGAAAACCTGACGCTACGCCAGCGCATTACCGATAAATACCTGGCGAATCTGGTGTCATCGGTTAACAGCAATTAAGGAGCCCTGACCAATGGCAATGCCGCGCAAGCT